GTAGTCATAGCGACTTGCCAAAAGAGCTGCAAACTGTAAATGTGTTTTTATATTTAATGGTTTTTAGCGAGCAACAATTGTCTAGCGACTTATCTATTGAGCTGAGGCTAAAAGATATATCGAAAAAAAACAAGAAGCAAGTCATTACAAGCGACGAATATTTATACGAAATTTCTAGCATAAAAGAGGAAATTAATGCCTCGCTCTTACAAAGTGTTAAGGAGTCGGCAATAGATTGCAGTATTCATACGCGGGCTTCAAGCACTGAAAAAGACGTCAAATGCTTTGTAATAGGTAATCCAAGCGAAAGCAAATATATATATACTCCAAACATAGAGGCTCAAGATAAAGACGAAGGTATGAAACTAAACAAACGAAAACAAGTATTAAAACTAAATGAATTAGTATTAAATAAAATTAAATACGCGTATAATAAAGAAACGCAAGAGCTCTATGATTATGACAGTTTCTTGAAAAATGAATTATTGCTTGTAGGTAAGTTAGTCACACAAGACAACGGCGCCTATAGATTGGAGAAGGTTTAATATTTAATATTTAATATTTAACATAAACGTCCATATGCTATAATATAACTAAGCATTAATAACGTCCAAATTAGCCCAATAACTAACCAATCTTGAAACATATCTACAAAAGGGCTTCTGTACATTATTTATTGTTAATGTTTAACTCTAACAATAAATATAAAAATAATTAAATCAATTTTTTATATTCAAACATTGAGAGATTTGAGGAATAGCGCCCCTAATAGTTTAGCACCTATTTTTTAAATAGTTTTATAAAATATTTATTCTCTCTTTAAATAGCATTCAATTTCTCCATTATTAGCATTTGATTAGCTAATAGTTGTTCTAACTGTACAGACAAGTTATCTATTTTATTATGCAGTTCATAGTCTATATTTAGGTTTTTTAAAGAATTGTTAGCATTAAATTGAGAGATTTCTTCTAGCTCTTTTTCTTTTTCCATAAGCAAGCCTTCGTTTAAATCGACTACTTCAATAGGAGGAGGAGGAAAAGTAATAGATCGCTCTTTTTGTATTTTTTCTAATAGTTCATTCATATTATTACTAGACAAGGGCTCATCTTCTTTAACATCGCTAAAATCTATTACTTCTGGCTTTTTCAATGTTATAAGCTCACTAAAGCTCACCTTTTTAGCACTAAGTTCTTTATCAAATTCTTCTAGTTTTTCGGCTTTTAACGTTTCTTTTATTTCAATAGGAGTTAATAATGATTTTTTATAATTAGCTATAGTTGTTACCATATTTTGCAATATAATTTTATTTATAGCAATAATATTTTTAGGGTCGCTAATAGTATTAGTGGAAAGCTCTCTGTTTTCATCTAAACTTTTTAGTATTGTTTTTTCGAATAACATTTGAATATTATTAAAATCTGTTTCAGGTATATTATTAAACACTTTATTGTTATATAATACATTCCATAAAACCTCTTTATTTTCTTTACTTGTTATAAAACTTGCGTTGCTATTAAAACTTGCGTTGCTATTAAAACTTGCGTTGCTATTAAAACTTGCATTGCTATTTAATTTTGCTGACATTTATTTTTAGTATACTACAAATTAAACACTTTAATTTATAATTTATATAAAAATATAATGTTTTATTTTATATAAATATATAATGCTTAAATTAGCACTACTATTTTTAGGAATTCAGTATGCATCGTTTTTTTCTATGCCACCAATTAGTCCTAAAACACAAGTCAATTTACATTTGGAACGATTTAATGACGACTTCAATTTATATCATATTGGAATAAGCTTTAAAAATAATAATAGTTTATTAAGATACGATTATCGCCCTTTTTGTGAACCAAATAAGTGCGACTTTAAAACAGTTAATACTATTAGTGTAAATAGTAATGGCGCAGTTGCTTCAAATAAACAACAAACATTTATCGATAAGCTATATAGATTTTATATACCCGAAAATGTTCCAAATAAAACCATATATTGGGGTGAAACCAGCAAATCGTTGGAAGAAGTGGAGCAATTTGAAAAAACTCTACCAAAAAAATATATATTAGGTATTAACGATTGTCGCCATTATGTAAATCGCATTTCATTATGGGCTCTAAATAAACGCACTCCTATATGGAGCTTAGAAAAATTATGGAACATTACGCATACACATACAAATTTATCTTAATAGCTAATTACAACTAATTTTTGTATTTAGTAATTTTTCATTTTGTTTTTATATAGTTTTAATATATAAATAAAATGTCATCGCGCTCATCAAGCCCACCAAGTCCATTAAGTCCATTAAGTCCAGCGTGTGCATACCCTAAACCGCGTAGTGTAAGTTATGGTAGTAATAGGAACGCAAATAGGAGAAAAAAAGCGGCAGCAGCAGAGTGTGAGAGGGAAAAACAAGAGGAAGCGCTGCGCAAACAATCCACTAGCTATACAAGTAGAAAGGCAAAAGGAAGAAGACGACGCAAAGGTTCTAGAAGAAGACGTAGACATTAAAAAAAAATTTGCATTATTATAACATATAACATATTAATTATTAAAAATTTAAAAATTGAATAATTAATATACAACTATTAAGTAATGCATTATAGCCAAGTTATGGATTTAGCAAAATTAACTAAAGCTGAGCTTATGTTACAATGTGAGCAACAAGGAATAACAAATTATAAATCAAAAAGCAAAGATGCACTAATTAAATTGCTTGAACCTAAAGCTAGTATTGAAAAAAGCATTGCTAATCCTAATCCTTCTATAATTGTTGAAAATATGTGCGGTCTAGAATATTTAAAAACATTAGACCCTAACTCTATTGATTTAATATTAACAGACCCGCCTTATATTATATCTAAGTCGAGTGGTCTAGATAAGCATTATAATAATGTTAAATATAATGAAGCTAATGACATTAATGAGGTAAAGTCAGAAGAAGAATGGACAAATTATAAACTGCAAAATACTATTGAAGACGACACACATAAAAGCAATTATATTAAATATGGGTCAATATATGGAAAAAAATATTGCGTTAAAACTGACTATGGGTCTTGGGACAGTGATTTTAGTCTAGCTATTTTGGAAAAGTTTATTGAGCTTTATTATAGCAAACTAAAAAAAGGAGGCACATTAATTATGTTCTTTGACTTATGGAAAATTACAAACCTAAAAGACTTATTAGAAAAATACAATTTTAAGCAAATCAGGTTTATTGAGTGGATTAAGACAAATCCACAACCAAGAAATAGTAAAGTCAATTATTTAACTAATACTAGAGAGATTGCGCTATTAGGTGTTAAAGACAGCAATCCAACATTTAATAGCAGTTATGACAACGGTATTTATAGTTATCCGCTACAAGGCGGTAAAAATAGGTTTCATCCAACGCAAAAGAGTCTAGCGCTATTTGAAGAACTCATTAAAAAACATTCGAATGAAGGCGATACAATATTAGATACATTTTTAGGCTCCGGAACAACTGCACTAGCTTGTAAAAACACTAAGCGACTATTTAAAGGTTGCGAAATCGATAAAACATATTATGACAAAATAGTGACGCTTTTACAATAACAATATAAAAACAATATAAAGACTAATCCATAAATTATACTTGGATTACAAAGCAACAATTGTAAAATGTTGTCCAAACACTGTAAGCAAATTTTCAAATGCCCAGCGAAATTTAATGCAGTCGCGATTTTTATGCACTTGAAATTCGCCAATTGTTATTCCATTTATGCTAATAGACGAACTCTCATTCCATAGCTTTTTTTTAATATTATGACTAAAGTTAATGCTATTGGCTGACCAATTTATCTCTTCTTTTAATACAATAAAGGCTAGTAGATCACTAGTTTTATTATAATATAATATAGGACAATCAAACGTATGCGCACTATAGACTTGCAATAAATTGGCAATGTTATTGCTAATAAATGTCTTGATTTGGTCTAAGCATATACTTATGTCAAGTGCGAAAAACTCGCAAAACTTTTTGCGTGAGGGTTGCCCTAATACTTGCGGACACACTTTGCCGGTCTTATTTTTGCTCGTTTTAGCGCTTAAATGGATTAAAGGGTCATCTACACATTCAAAATCATATTTGCTCCCACGACTTGCACAATGCCTAATGTTATAAGGAAAGACATTTTTAAGATTGCTAAGTCTGTTTTTGAGAGATTGTGCTTCAGCCAAACTATATTTGTAAGTTCCATCATAAGGCGTTTCATAATTCAAACAAATTGCCATTTCGAACATTTTGCCCAAATCTTCAGTAAGCACCTTTTTGGTTGTTGCAGCCATAATAGATTATTATTAATGTTATAAGTCTAATAATAATAATCTTTATCTTTAATTCAATTTTTATTGGGTTTATCATAAAAATATTTAAAAATTGACTATATCTATAATTAAAGAAATCAAAAATTATATTTATTAAATATTTTTTTTGTAGTATGAATACTACTTTCATGTCTATTTACAATATAATAAATTGGATTATAATCTTTAGCACTATCAGAATCATGATATGTATTTAACATTGTATCTAGCTGTTCATAATTAAAGTTATAATTTGTAACCAAGTTATACCAAGTCTCATGGACTAGATTAATACCATTTTGTTTAAAAAAAATAATATATTTTTTTGGAATATACATCATCATATCATTAACTCTTGGATGTATTCCAATTTTATGGTGTGGTTCAAAACATATTGAAGGAAATAAAATTTTATCATCATCTAGTTTAAAAATGTCCATAAATTTGTCCTTTAAAAATAGATCTATTCTCATACATAATATAAAATCATAACTAGTAATATTTTCTACTCTATTTATGCAATTATTAATTAATGTATTTACTCCTAATAAATTTGTATAAAATATACTATCATATAATACATCTTTATAGATATAAGTAAGATTTTTATCATAACGTGTACTATAACTATTAATACTAACACTAATATTTATATTTTTTTTTTTTAAATTTGATATAAATTTTATATGTGATTTTGCTGCATTTATTTGTTCTTCATATGATTGTTCAGAACCCGTATTTCTATTTCCTTGACCACCTAAACGAAATGATTCTCCAAATAATATTAATAATCCATTTGTCATTTTATATATTTGTAAATAATAATTTTTAAATATTAATTATTAAATATTATTAATTATTAAATATTATTAATTATTATTAATTATTAAATATTATTAATTATTAGCTAAATCATTAATCAAGAAACACCGAATTCATTTTTATATTTGCCTCATTATAATATTTTTTCCTATATTTCTTCATTGTGCTGTCTTTTATGCGTGTATTTTTAAAATAACTATAAGTTTTATTTTCTTGCAATAATTCTATTATAAAATATAACGCATACATACCACATTGCCCGTCACCATATTGATGAGTAAAACCTTCATTGTCATCTACAGTTAATTGAATATTTAAATTGCGCGCTTGATCCACGATTCTGTTTATTAATACTTTTATTTGTTTTGGCATTTTTGTCCCATTACTATCAAAGTAAAAAATGAACTTTCTAGTCAAATCAACAAATAAGGATATCCAATGTTTTCCAGGTTTATTATGAGGGTCAGTGTTAAATATTACTCCAATTTTGCTAATATTATTTTTAATATGATTTTCTAAATTAAAATTACATAATTGCTCCCAAACACAAGTAGAAAACATTTCTTTTGTATCAAAATCTATAGGTGTCGGCCCTATAAACTTAAAATGTTTATGGGATTTTTCATATTGTTTCATTATTTTAGTTATATCAACACTAGAAAGCCACGTATTGGGCTTTGACGACCAAGTTTCGGGAGAAAACGGCTTAAATATTTCTTTTATTAATAATTCTCTATTATTGACTTTACTTAATGGCGTTTTTTCTAACCAACATAATTCATCATAGCATTGTTTATCTAATTTTTGCTTGAAAAAATTCCATATTTCTTTACTATTATTAGTCAAAATTTTGTTGCTATTATTAGCATTCCACACATTTTTAAATAATTGCAAATTATTACGCGTATAGCAAGTATAGTGTTTCAACTCGCTATCAACATATTTATTTTGATACGGTGAGCATTTGAGTTTGCGAAATTTACGCGTATTTTTTTTACATTTGCGACCTATTTTCTTAAATGTATTATACATATTATTTTATAGTATTATTTAATATAGTAATATAAAATAATTTTTTAACTGCGTTTTTGTGGAAGTATTTTTCTTTTAGTGTTTGAGCTTTTTCTAACAACAAACAAATCTAAATTTGTAATGCATTTTTTAGCGCACATACTATTTAGTGTTGCATTATGTAAATTGAAATCATTTAAAGAGGTGTCGTCGCAATAATTGTGTGCGTTTGTAAAGTCTTTAAGCTCTTCTTTTATAGAGTTTTTGAGCTTTTTTTCCTTTAAATGGCTTATTAAATTTAATATATATAACAAATAATAAAGCTTGTATTTTTCGCCATTTGCTATTTTAGAGTCATCGCTATTTTCTATAAGTTTTTCTAAAGTTGTTGCATTATATTTAATTATTTGTTCTTTGTAAGTGGCTATGTTTTCTTCTATATTAGTATAAATGTCTTTTAATAAATAATTAGCGCTTAGTAATTGTTCTAATTTATTTGTTCTAAAAGACGGGTTATGATTTTGGTTTGCAAAATAGCGTAAATCAATATTGTTTATTGCTAGGTCGGCTTTTTGCTTTTGTAAAGTCTCTTGGTCCTTTAATCTCTCAAGTTCCTTTAATCTCTCGACTTCTAATTTTTCTTTATCTTTATCTTTATCTTTATCTTTATCTTGCTCTTGTGTTTGAATTAAATCTATACTTACAACTTTTAATTGTTTTGATTTTTTCTTTTTTTCTTTAGTTTCTTTTGTTTCTTTTAATGTGGTGCTAGTGTTAAGCATTTTATTATAAATTTATTTTATATTTTTTAATTGAACTCGTGTCGAATTATAAAATAATTCATTTCCTATTGTTGAAAATCTATTTGGATTAAAGTCTTGAAATTGTTGTTCTCTAAATAATAAATGGCTATCTAAATTCTCATTTTTGGGTGCAAAATTTATGTTGTTTTCATATAAATCACTGGTGCTAGGTGGAATATATGCTTTTTGGTCTGCCTTTTGTAGAGCAAAAAACTGATTTCTCAAAGTAGATTCTCTATCTATATTGGAAGCAAACCCGCAATAATGCATTTTTCTAGTTCCAGGAAAGAAAACAGAACTAGTATCATAATTATTATAATTTACTATAGGCTCTACTGATTTTACTAGCGGAGCAACAGTCGGCATAAACGTATATTTAGTATTTACTGGCCTAAATGAAAAATTCATTGTTAAGCCACTTGACGGATAGTTTCTATTAGAAATCTCACTATTTATAAAATTTTGCTTATCAAAATTAGCTAGCTTTATATTATAAACATCATTATCAATAGTTACACTCATTATTAATAATATAATATATATAATTATAAAAATAATATAATTATAATATTTAAAACTAATATTTAAAGAAAACTGCAAAAAAAAACCTATATAGTTTATAACATTAGCTCTATATTGTTTTCTACTAACGCTTAACGCCGCTTAATATTATAATTTAAATAATATTTAAAATCATTTAAATTATGCTTATGCTGCATTTTGCTAGTAAGCATTAATGTCTTATATTCTCTCGCTAGACTAGCCCTATGATTGCGTTGCTCCTTCTTAAATTGTTGGAGCCTATTTTTCTCTTGTGTCCTTAAATACTCTAGGTCAAACATATTTGACATAAGATTATGATTAGATAGCAAGCTGATTAACACAAGCGCTGATGTTGCCATATTAACTTAATAATAAATAATAAATAATAAAAAGAAGAAATCAATTTTTTTTATTGCCAGTGTTTTCTATGAGAACGTGAATGCCGTGACTTGCTTTTATATCCTTGAGCAGTAAACTGACCTAACTGGACATTGCTTAGCCCACGCTGAAGATTTGTATTTATATAAGATTGAAATTTCCACGCCTCAGGCACCGCTAACTCTTGTAATTGTGAAATAGGTTTTTGTAATTTATTCAAAGTATGCCAACTAAAGGTGTGAATTTGATTAGTTAAATGTTCAAATAACAATTAAATTATTTAAATTTATCCTTTACAAAATTTACTACATTAGAACCCATTTTAACTTCTGATTCTGGCGATTTTGCACTCCATGCGCTAATTATATTACGAATCAGTTTATCTTTTGGAATACACTTTATAAATGACTCTGTTAACTTATCGCTCCCCTTTCCTAATAAATTACATGCTACATCCACTAGAAGCTCTATGATTTCATATTCAATGTCTAAATCAGTATTTTTCTCCATCAATTTAATTGCATTAATTGCTTGTTCTCTTGTTACTCTACTCCTATCGTGTTCTTGAACAATAATTATATTTGGTTTAATTGGTTCTGGTTCTGGTTGTTGAGGTGGAGATGGTGGAGGTTCTGGTTCTTGAGGTGGAGATGGTGGAGGTTCTGGTTGTTGAGGTGGAGATGGTGGAGGTTCTGGTTGTTGAGGTGGAGATGGTGGAGGTTCTGGTTGTTGAGGTGGAGATGGTGGAGGTTCTGGTTGTTGAGGTGGAGATGGTGGAGATGGTGGAGATGGTGGAGATGGTGGCGGAGGTTCTGGTTCTGGTTGTGGTTCTGGTTGTGGTTCTGGTTGTGGTTCTGGTTGTGGTTCTGGTTGTGGTTCTGGTTGTGGTTCTGGTTCTTGTGGCAGAGGCTGTTTATCAGTATTATAATCTCCATGCTTAGATTTCATATTGGTAAAATAATTATCTGTTAGTTTTAAGATATTAAATCTAACAGATGGTTCTACCTCTCTATCATCTGATAAAGTTTTACTTTTATCAGACATAAGTAAATGGTCACTTTTCCTATCATAATGAATCACACCTCTAAATTGAGTATATCTAGTTTTATGACTTTTAAACTTGCCCCACATTAATCCTAATGGTTTGCTTGTAGTTCCTACAATACTTCCTCCAGCTACTTCTCTAAATCCATAAAATCCCATTTTACCAGCATCGTTAATTTTATTATCTTCGTTTAATTCCTTTTTAGCAGTTGAACATAATAATATTATTTTGGATCTAATAACATAGTTTTTTTTTATATAATCAAAACTATACATCGTTTTTTTACTCTTGGTCAATGAGTCTATTGTTTGGCCTGTATAATAATTACCAAACTTAGAATTAGGTGGAATTTCAAAATCATTTGTTTCTAAGTTATTACTGTTATCAAATACGTCATAATTATCAATGTCTGGTGAATCTAATATAAAACTTCTTTGCTCCTCCTTATTATTAATATTTTCACAGCAAATAATCTTAAATTTTTTTATCTTGTTTTCTAATATTTTTTTTTGAGTAATAGGTTTGTCAAATTTTAATTCGCTATTGTCATATACTTTAAATGTAATAGTTACACCTTCCCTGTTAATTTGAACGAGATGCTCACATAAATCATCATATAGAAGACTATTATTATCTTTAATAATGTAATCAGTCACATCATTATTTTTAAGTCTAGACAATAGATTTTTACAAATAACCAGCGCTCCTGTAGTAAATCCAGGTTTAAAGTGTTCTACAAGTGGTTTATTAAAAGGATTCTCTTGATACTCAACCGCTTTTTTTATAGAATTAATAGTTTCACTTTTTTCAACATCCCATATTGTTCTTTCGTAGATTCCCGATGATGTAATTGTATGATGTTCAATTAAATTACTACAACGCATTGTTTCAATTGTACCTCCTATTCCATATTCACTAAAACCTGTTGGGTCGCCATGATGTGAATATAATTTGTATATTTGTTTTGACTTTAAATTGTTAATACCAGTTAATGAGGTTGCTCTATCTACTACTAGAATTTCATAAGGCTTATTATCTTTTAATCTTATTATAATGTCTATTTCTCCTTTAATAGAAGGTTCTTTTATAGTTTCTAGTCTGAGCTTTTCTAAAGAATTATGTACTAATTCTTTAATAGGTAATATAATGTTTGGAGCTGCTTTTCTTTCCGCTCGAATCATACCTGTAATATTAATATCATCATTTTCATCATCA